CAATATCGATGCGCTCGCCGACGAGATACGTGGCAAGCACGTTGTCGGTGGTGCCCTCCGCCCTGATCTTGTAGGCGGAGATCGCAGTGCCGCCGAGCGCAGCCAAATTCCACGTGCAGCGGCGCACCAGCGTTGTGGGATCGTTCGGGTCCAGCTCATCCTCGATCAGGCTCGGCGTCCGCACCGTCACATAGCCAGCACCCGTCAACAGCCTCGGGGTGAAGGTGTGATACGGCGCACCGCGCCACGACTCCAAGCGGAAGTCGCAGTAAACCGTATTGACCGCCGACGGCATCGTGCGCGCCGTCGAGATGTGCCGGAAGTCCGAGCGCGGTCGCGATGTCAGCGAACGCGAATTGCTTGCCACGCCGATGCCCGGCATCTCGTCGGTGGTGCCCATCAGCATGACCCGGAACGGCAACAGCGGCGGCAGGTTCACCAGCGGGTTGGTCGCGTAGTAACCGAACGATGTCCACTCGCCATTATGCTGCACCTCGAACTGAACCGTTGTGCCCGGCGGACGCGTTGAGTCGAAGTTGAGATCGATGGCGGCTATGCCAACGTTCAGCTCCAACACCAGCAATTGCACAGTGCAGCGGTTGCTTCTGAACTTGGCGAAGTTCAAGCGGAACGCCATGTCCTTTGTCAGGTCGCCGACCGACCAAGCGCCGTCCGTTGATGAGAACAACGAGCCCTGCGCGAACTTGTTGTTATGCACCAGCGAAATAAAGTGGTTGCCCGGCGTCTGCAGCACTATGGCGTAGCGGCTGCCCTTCGCGAGATAGGTCGGCAAGAACTCGACGCGGGTGTGGTTCGGCGGCGTGCGCAGATAAGTAGCCGCGATGGTTGCGCGCGCGATGGCCTTCTGGAAGTCGGGAGCCCCGGCCCCGTTGACCTCGCAGACCAGCACATGCACGTCACCCGACGCTGCCACGCGACTGAAGAACAGATCAACCGAGGTGAGCCAGCCGCCCTGCGAATTGAGGAAGCTCTGCGAGATCACCGATCCGTTGAGCCCCTCGATGGTGACGATCTGCCGCCAGTAATAGCTGTCGATGATCTCATCGACCCAGAACTGCACCAGCCGCACGATGGTGTGGCCCGGATTGTCCTGCACGTCGAGAATCTGGAACGTCTCATTACCGCGTGTCAGGATGTTTCTGATCGGATCGTAGATCAGGTCGGTGTTGATGCTGTTGCCGCCGACGCCAGAACCCCATCCGGCTTCGCCTTCGGCAAGCGAAGTCTGCCAGTCGCGTCCGCTTGGCGCATACCACCAGTAGCCGTTCTGGCAGACGTAGAACGCCGTGCCCCAGCGGATGCGGGCGCGGGTCTTGGTGCAAAGCTCCCAAGAAATGGTTTGGAACTGATACTGCGAAATTGAAATTTCGCTGTCCTGCCCAAGTACCTCCAGCCGCGACACCTGATCGTAGACCGGAAGAATAAAGTTGGCTTGGTTGACGACGTTAGGGTCCATCGGGTTGAGCAACCCGATCTGCGAGTCGCGCTGCGCGGCATCAGAGAACCGAATGCCCTCCTCGATCTTCGCCAGATAATCGACGTGCGAGATGTCGCTTTCGTCGTTGGTCAGAAAGTGGTCCGCGCCCCACGCCGTGTAATTGTCGGGCAGGTTCAGCGTTTCCTTCACGCGCGCAACGTCGGACGCGATCTTCAGCGTGAACTTCATCGACGCGGTGCCGTTAAGTCGGGCGGCGAGCGCGGCCATGTCAGTCGCCAGCGTGTCGAGGCGGGACGCCGTGCGCGTGCGCCACGCGTCGTTCTCGTTCATCCGGTTGTCGAGATCGCGAACGGTCGGCGCGCGGTTCTCTTCCACCATCTGGATCGAGACGATCCCGGTCGAGTCGAGAAGCATCCACGCAACCGCCAAGGTGTTCGATGCGATAGCGGGCTGCTGTGGGTCAGGCCCCTCCGCGCCGATCACCGTCGAGATGTTCGCCCAGCGCCTGCTTTCAGTCGAAACCACGCGCGCGACAGTGGCGCGCGTCACCGGATCGGTCAGGAAGGTTCGCGGCTCGGTGTCCGACTCGATCTCCTGACCCCACACCACGACGCCGACATAGCGGCGCGTCACGACCGGAAGCACGCCGAGCAAGTCGAGCGACGCACCACCTTCGCTGTCGTTGTAGAACACCAGACCGTTGTGATAGAGGCGGCCATTGCCGACAGTCACCACAGCCGGTGCGGTCTGCACCGTAGTGAAGCCGGTGAACGCCATATCGGGAATGATGGTATCGACGACGATGTGATCGAATGAAGAGCGCGGGAAGAGGCCGAAGTTATTGAAGTCCTCGACCGTGACCTTTTGCCAGTCCTGAATATTAACCTTGCGTTCCATGTTCTGCCTCTCCTAGAGCAAGTTCGGGACTTGCTGATCCACAGTGGTTTCGGTCCAAGCACGTTCTCGCAGCTCGATCAGCCGCGTCGGATCGTATGCAACGCGCACCCTGTCGCGCAGCGCCTGAGAAGTGACCACCGCGCGATTGCTGCGGTCGAAATCCTGCAACTGCGTTTCGCTGGAAAAATAATTGTCATCGACCGTGAAGGCCTCGTCGGCAAAGAAACTCCACACATCGTCCTCGGTATTGAGGTCGATCATCAGGTCGCCCGTGTAGGCGGGCCACCCCACGTAATCGACACCGACAAACGAGATGCCTCCGGTAATGACCCCAGCGATCTCCGGATCGTGCAGGAAGATGCGATCCGCCAGCATGCGCCGGGCGTCGTATCCGGCGTCGGCGTAGAACACCACCGGCTGATACTTGCGTGGCACGTTCGGCGGCAGATAGATCGGCGGATCGATCTCCGGCACCGGCACGTACTCGTTGCGCGAGTCGGCCCAGTCGTTGACGCAGAAAAACGAATTGGCCCAGCCGATGTCGCTGTCGCGCACATAGCGCACGTCGATGGGATCGAGCCCCGGCAGCACCGTGTCGAGATGCAGCGCGGACTGTTCATGGTCATATGATCCATCGACGCGGATCGTGACGAGCTGCGGAACGATGGACTCGGCGCAGACAAAGCGGTCGTCGTCGCTGACAAAGTCATCTGTGGTGATGGCGAAGCCAGCGTGACCGGGGATCGCCACGCGCTCGTAATCAACCGAAGCAACGCCATCGATGGTCTTGGTGAAGGTGTAGATTTCCAGCGGGATGTCTTCCTTGCCCTTTACCCGCAGGTACGCCTTGCGCCCGTGTAGCGCCTCGCCGTCGTCGAGCCCGACGTGCCAGCCAGCGCCACCGTCGTCGCAGAACAGAACATCGACACCATCCCAGCCCACGCCCTCATAAAACGTGATGCGCAGCTCCGGCATCAGGTGAATCCAGAAGTCGTATTCCTCCTTGCTCAGCGCCGGTGATGCGAAGAACGCCTGCGGCGGTCGGATCGCCTGCACGACGAAATAGCCGCCGGTAGCGTCACGCCCGGCATACTTCAGCGCCATCTCGATGCCAGCCTGCGTGCCGCGCAGGCTCTTGTATTCAAATTGCCGCTCGGTCCATTCGCGCTGGGTGCTTTCGGTCCAGCCGTCTTCCCAGATCAGCACGCCCATCGCGTAGGCGAGATAGGGCAGGTTGTTGTAGCTGATCCGCGCCGGGTCCCACTGGTCGGAGATGATCTCGGCATAGGTGCCGATCAGCCGCTCGCCATCGACATCGGCCATCGCCTTTTCGAGGCCGGACGCAGAGCGATACAGCAGCTTCGCCCCCGGCGCGCTGATGATTCCTTCAGTGACGATGTCGCTCATAGAGCGCGTCCGGCCAGAAGGACGCTGATGTTGGTGACCTTCACCACCCAGTCGAGCGGAATAAACACGTCTTCGGCGGGCTCGATGATGTCAACGTGATGCACGCCTGACAAAGCGCACGCCGCGTGGATCGCGGTGTGGCTGTGATCGTGGCCGAGCCAGTATTGCTCCGACACCAGCGTCTGCAGGTTCGAGATGATCTTGAGAATGGTCTGGTCCGTCACCGTGCCGGGATACAGCCAGACCGAAACCTTGTATTCGATCTCCATCACCTTCGGCGGGTTGACCGAGATGACATCGGTGAACCCCTGACGCGACAGCGATTGGATGTAGGCGCGGATCGTGACCAATTGCTCCTGCGTCGGCTTCGGATCAACGCTGTCGTCCATCAGGCAGGTAATCAGGATGGTCGGATAGTAGTCGTGCGCCACCGAGCGGATAGCTGTCACGTCGCGCAGCTCCGGCAGTGCCGTCAGCGCCCAATATTCGTAAGCCTCTGCGGTCCCGTGCGGGCTTAGCGTGTTCGGTGATAACCAGATGCGCCGCCGATAGCGGTCGTCGCTTTCTCCCGGCAGACGGGGCACGCCACCGGGATAGCGCGAAGCGATAGCGTCGAGGTCGGTGCCGATGGCGTAGGCCAGCGTGATGGAGCGCGCCGCTTGGTTTACCCGGTCGCGCAGCATCAGCTCGAAGTATGCGCAGGCCTCTTGGTTGATCTTGATCGGATCGAACTCAAGTTGCTCCACGTCGTACTGCGCCGCCATCGGCGGGTCATAGCTGGCCCAGAGCTGCTTAAACCGCGCCATGCGGTCCGCAAGGATTTGCTCAACGTCGATCTTCTCCAGCACGACCATCGGCTGCAGGTTCGCGGGCAGCAAGATCGAGATGCGCTCGGTCAGCCGGTCGGCCAGCGCCTGTCCACCATTGGCCATTACGCCGTCCCTCCCGGCAATACTGTCGGAGTCGTACCGATGCCTTCAGGAGGAGCGCCAACCACCAGACCGGGCTGCCGCTCCCAGAGATTGTAGCCGCGCGAAACCAGCCCGACCGCGCGCCGCACCTGCGGCTGGCTGTTGCCGAGATGGCCGCGAGGCCGATAGACGCCTTCCATCGCCGTGACCAAGTGGCCGGTCCGCAGCTCTTCGGTCGATGTCAGGCTGGTGCCGTCCGCGCGCTGGCCCACGCGCACGCGTTGGATGCGATAGTTCGGCTCCCACAAATCGATGCCGGTGGCTATCGCCCAGTAGAACCGCGTTATGGTCGTCTCGGTCGCGTTCTGTCCGATCAGGTGCGGCACGAATGAGCCGCACCATCGACGCAGGACACGTTCGTGGTAACGCGTCGAAAAGATCAGCAGCATCGACTGGATCACGTGGTCCCACCCGGTCATCATCTTTCCGGTGTAGCGATCCATGCCGATGCGGACCGGATTCAGTACGACGTTGCCGTACTTCAAGTCCGGCCACATATCCAACGACGCGTCGTAGACGTTGGACATGCGTCAGGCCGATCCGGGCGGTGTCGCGGCCTTCGGCTGCGGCTGCTTCGGCGGCTTGTCCTTGCCCTTCTCCTTCACCTTCGGCTGGGGGGCCGCGGTCTTGATGGGTGCAGGCTCCTTCGCCTTTGGCTTCTCTTTGCCCTTGGCTTTCGGCTCTTTCTTCTCAATCACTTGTGCGTCCGATGGGATCGCGGATTTCTCAAAGGACACGACGCCACCTTCGGGAAGATCCTTGAGCATGACATCCTTGATCTGGACATTCATGGCCGGCCCACGGTGGATCTGAAAGGCCAGCAGGCCCTCCATCGCGCGCGCCTTCTCATCGAAGTCCACGAGGTCGACGGTGACCTTGCCGTCGAGCTTGTGAATCAGATGGTTTCCCTGGGCGATGATGGTGTATTCGTGCCACTCGGCGATGTCCACCTTCAC